GCAGACGTGCTTATCGGCATGTATCATGAGCTTGCCACGTCCCACGCGGCCAACGGCGTTTGGCTCATGAACCGCAAGACCCTCGGCACCATTCGCCAGTGGAAGGACAGCACGGGCCGCTATCTGGTTCTCGACCCGATTTCGGCAGGCGGCGTCATGACCCTGCTTGGCCGTCCGATTGTCGAAATGCCCGACATGGACGATATCGGCGCTGGCAAGTTCCCGATCCTGTTCGGCGATATGTCTGGCTACCGGATCATTGACCGCGTGGGCCTCTCCACCCTTCGCGACCCCTACACCCTCGCAGGCAAGGGGCAGGTTCGTTTCCATGCCCGCAAGCGTGTCGGCGCGGACGTGACGCATCCCGACCGTTTCGTGAAGCTGAAGGTTTCGGCCTAAGCCATGACCTACCAGCGGCCCGCATATGAGCAGGTGACGATTGCGCACGGTGGCAACGCCGTGACGCTTCGCCCTTCCTTGCGGGCCGCTGCGACCCTTGAGGCCCGGTTCGGCTTCCCGGCACTCTATCGGGCGCTGGACGAACTGAACCTGACCGTCATTTGCGAAATCATCCTCGCCGCGTGTTCCTCGCGGCGGGATGCTGCGGCCTTCCTGTCTCTTGTTCCGGGAAGGCCGCTCTTCCCCTTCTTCATGGCTGTTCGCGGGCCGCTCGCCGAACTCGTTTCGATGTTCATGCCCGCACCCGATCCGAAGGCCAAGCCCTCGACTAGCAAGGTCGAGCCTATGCCGTGGGCCGAAGTCTTTGCGGCGCTTTACGATACTGCGACCGGCTGGCTTGGCTGGACGCCCGAAACGGCATGGAACGCCACGCCGACCGAAATCACGCGCGCCTATGCCGCGCATCTTGAGCGGCTTGTGACCACGGGCGTTCTCTCCCGCGACGACAAGCAGGCTGACAAAGCACCCGATCCCGAACAGGCCGCGCAAAACGTTGCCGCTGGCCTCGATCCCGAATTTGACCGCGCCGGGCTTCGCGCCCTCAAGGCGAAGATTGCGAGGTAATCACAATGCTTAGAACTATCCATCTTCACGGTGCGCTCGGCGCGAAATACGGCAAGAAGCTCAAGCTGGACGTTGCCACGGCTGGCGAAGCAATCCGGGCCATTTCCGCGAACTTCCCCGCCTTCATGAAGGATATTCGCGAAGGGGCTTGGCACGTCGTGCGCGGCGACAAGGTCGATGCTGGCATGGACCTCGGCGAAGACGACATTGCAACGTTCAAGCTCGGCAAGGGCGATCTTCATATTGTCCCGTTCGTCGCCGGTTCAAAGCGCGGCGGGCTTCTGAAGGTAGTTCTCGGCGTCGTCCTGATCGGTGCCGCATTTGCCCTTACGGGCGGGGCACTCACTACCGCCATCGGTGCGCAGGGCACCTTGCTCGGCGGCGTCACGGGCACTCAGGTCGCACTGTTCGGTGCGGCCGTGGCATTGTCTGGCGTCTCCACGCTTCTGACGCCTGAAGAGAAGGCAGAGAAGGACGGCTCCAATTCCTTCACCACGTCCGGCCCCGGCAACACCTACGAACAGGGCGCACCTGTTCCGCTTGTCTATGGTGAAGTCATCACGGGCGGCGTTCTGATTTCGGGCGGCGTCGATATCGAACGCATTGCAGTTACCGGATCGGGCGGCGGTTCAGTAGGTTCCGGGGGCAAGAAGTAATGAGTAAGCCGCCCCGCATTTGCTCTTGTGGCCGCATCGTGGCGCATGGCGTCCTTTGCGATTGCCAGCGGCAGGCGACCCGCGAACGCAACGCCCGACATGATGCGCGCCGCCCTTCGGCTCGGATGCGCGGCTATGATCGCGAATGGGAGAAGGCCCGGCTCGAATACCTGGCTACGCATCCCCATTGCAGGGAATGCAGCACCCACGGCGTCACCCGCCTTGCTACCGTCGTTGACCACATCGTTCCGCACCGTGGCGACAAGCGCCTGTTCTGGCACCGCGCTAACTGGCAGCCGCTTTGCGCCCCATGCCACAACTCATTCAAGCAGCGGCAGGAGCGCAGAACGGTCAATCGCGGAACTGTGCCGGAATATCTTCGGTCGGAGATTTCCTCTTTCCGGCCGCTGCCGGCTGCGGCTGACGAAGCTGTTCAAACCCTCCGACAATCATCCCGGCAAGGGCAAGACCGATCCCGGTCACTATCGTCGCCAATGCGAGGACCGTGCCGTGAACATTGATGATTTCAGTTCTCAGACCAATGTCGGTGCTCGACCCTCCGGCCAACCAAAACCAACCACCAGCGGCAACGCAGTAACCTAACAAAGAAAGCGGATGCGAAAACAATGATTTACTCCCAGCAATATGTTCCCGTCAAAGTGGTAGGAAACCGGAGTCCGGCTGTCAATAACTGGTGCGTGCGATGAGGGCGTTTCTCTACACCTATCGCGGACAGCGCTGGCTTCTCTCCGAACTCTCCGAAATCACCGGCATTCCCACCGCAACCGTCAAAGCTCGTATCTCGGCCGGCTGGACGATGGAGCAGGCCCTTGGAACCCCGACGCCGAAGCAGCGCCGGGCGGGGGTGGTCTCCAATTTGGGTGCGTTTGAGGGGACCGGCGCGGGGAGCACCGCGCAAGAGACATCGAATTCAAGTTTTTAGGGAAATGGCTAATTACCTATGTCAGTAGTAACGCTTGAACTCGCCAAGGCTCACATGAAGATCGACGGAAACGCCGAAGATGAGCTTGTTTCGCTCTACATCGACGCGGCGGAAACGTGGTGCGGGAACTACATCGGAAAGCCGATTGCCGACCTCGACCCCGTTCCGGCAGACGTGAAACGGGCGGTTTTGTGCCTTGTTTCCTTCTATTATGAAGTGCGAAACCTCGCCACGTTTGGCCTTTCCGTGCAGCTTGCGCCGCATGGCGTGACCTCGATCCTCGATAGCTACCGCGAAAGGTGGTTCACCGATGGCGAGTAAGCGCGACGACGGCGGGCTTTCGAACCTCATGAGCGCGATGGATCGCGTGAAGAAGGCACCGCGTCAGCAGATCACGAAGGCGCTTTTGGCGTCCGGCGAGGAACTTGCCGCGATGCAGCGCCACCTTGCGCCCGACGATCCGGCGACGAGCGCGCCCGACCTCAAGACCTCTATCGCTGTGACCGGCCCCGGCGAGGCCACGCCCGCCTATAGCCAGCCGGGCGGATCGCGTGTTGCCGGCGAAACTGAGGTGATCGTGACCGCTGGCAATACCGATGTTCGATACCCGCACCTTGTCGAATACGGGACCAGCAAGACCGAAGCACAGCCGTTCTTTTGGCCTGCCCTTCGGCTGCTTCGAAACCGCCTTCAGAACCGCATTGACCGCGCCGGCCGTAAGGCAGTGCGGGACGCATGGAATGATAAGTGATGATTGAACCGACCCTTGCCCTTCAGACCGCCATCCGCAGCGCGCTTGCAAGCTCGTCGGCCGTGACCGCGCTTGTGCCTGCCGACCATATTCGTTCCGGCAGCACCCGGCCCGACAAGACGCCTTGCATCATCATGAGCGACGGCAACACGGCGTTGCACGGCCACGACTACAGCACTCAGCGCACGGCTTGGGTTTACCTCGACCTTCATATCTGGACGCTCGACGCGGGGCAGGATGCCGCAAAGGAAATCGCGGGCGCTGTGATGGCCGCGCTCGACAAGCGCAATCTGACCATCGACGGCGGCTATTGCGACCATTTCCGCGTGACCTCTTCGCGGTTCCCGCGCGACCCGGACCCGGCCTATGGGCACGGCGTCCTTTCCGTCGAAGCGCTCATTCGGTGGATCGTATAATGCTGAACATCGGAAACATGGATCGCCGCATCACCATTGAGCGCGAAACCGAAATCGTGAAGCCGTCCGGTGACGTGGTGAAGGCGTGGGCACCCATCGCGCCGCCCGTATGGGCCGAAGTCCTTCAGCAGACGGCGAACGAATACTTCACCGGCTACGGCGAGGCCGAAACCGGCACCGTCATTTTCCGTGTCCGTTATCGTCCTGGCATCACGACCGCCGACCGCGTGTTCTATGCCGGGACCACCTACGGCCTGAAGGAAATCAAGGAACTCGGCAGGCGGGACGCTTTGGAACTTCGCGGCGAGGTGCTGAAGTGACCCGTGGTGTGAAGCCGGCAATCGTCCCGGCAACCAATCCCGTTACTGCCGTGCCGAAGACGCCTTCTTACCTTTCGAAGGAGGGCAAGGCGGAATGGCGACGAGTCGCGCCGATCCTTGTCGCCGACCGGAAGGTGTTGACCGAAGCCGACCTTGCCGCACTGGAAAACTATGTGATCGCGGTTGCGACAATGCGGCAGGCGCACCGCGAGCTTCAGGCGTCCGGCCTGCTAATCGACGGCAAGCGCAACCCGCTTTCCACCATCCTCTTGCAGGCGCAACAGCAGCAGCTTCGCGCCGCTGGCGAGCTTGGCCTTACGCCGGCCGCCCGTTCGCGTGCCGCGATGATGGAAGCGACAGACGATGACGACAACAACCCGCTGATGATCGGCAGGAACCGCCCTTGAGCAAGCGCGCGTTTCCCGAATGGCTTATCGACGGCAGCACCATTTCCGACCCGTTCGGTTATGGACAGGACGCCGTTGATTTCATTCGGGCACTGAAGCACCCGGCGAGCACCGCGCCGAAGGGGCGCTTTCAGCTATACGATTTTCAGGAACGTATGACGCGCCGCATCTATGGTCCCCGGAACCCGGACGGTTCTCGGATCGTGCGAACCGTCTTTCTCATGCTTCCCCGTGGCAACCGTAAGACCAGCATCGCGGCAGCGTGGGCCTTGCTCCACACCATCGGCCCGGAAGCGCGCCCGGCAGGGCAGGCGATCTTCGCCGCGTCGGATCGCGAACAGGCGGGCATTGGCTTCAAGGAAGCCGCGAACATCGTTCGGGAAGATCGCCGCCTTGTTGCCGCGACCCGCATCTATGACGCCCATAACTCGGCGAAGAAGATCATTTCTCAACCGAACAAGGCCGAATTGCTCGCCGTGTCCAGCGACGGCGCGGCACAGCACGGCAAGACGCCTTCCTTCATTCTTGTCGATGAAATCCATGCTTGGAAGGGCCGCGACCTTTGGGAAGCGCTGAAGTCCGGCATGGCGAAGGTGCCCGACACCCTCATGATTATCGCGACCACGGCCGGCCGTGGTCAGGAGAACATCGGCTTCGAGCTTTACGACTATGCCCGGAAGGTTGCGACCGGCGAGATTGACGACCCGTCATTTCTGCCGATCATCTTTGAAGCCGACCCCGGCGACGATTGGCGCGACGAAGCCGTTTGGCACAAGGTCAATCCGGGCCTTGCCCATGGCTTCCCCGATCTCGGCGGCCTGCGGACGATGGCACGCGAGGCCGAACACCGCCCCGCCGAACGGTTCGCCTTCCAGCAATTCCACCTCAATATGTGGCAGGCCGCTTCGCGCGATCCGCTGTTCGATATGGCCGTCTATGATGCCGGCCGCGATCCGAACTTTGACCTTGCGGACCTTGAGGGCCTGCCGTGCTGGCTTGGTGTTGACCTGTCCCGTTCCGGCGACCTCACGGCCATTGTTGGCGCATGGCGTCATGAAGACGGGCGGATAACGGTTCACCCGTGGTTCTTCCTGCCGTCCGAAGGTTTGGAAGACAAGGCGAAGCGCGAACAGGTTCCCTATACGCGGTGGCGCGATGAAGGGCTGTTGAACGTCATCGACGGCCCGGTGATCGAACCCGACGTGATCGTCGACCAGATCATCGACCTTTGCGGCACCTATGACGTGCGGGAAGTCATCTTCGACCCGTCGCTTGCCGGGCCGCTCATGGGCAAGCTCATGGATCACGGCATTAACGTGCTTCAGGTGCCGCAGACGGCGAAGCATATGCACGGCCCGATTTGCGATCTCGAGCGCGTCGTGAACGGCCGCCGCATTCGGCACGGCGCGCACCCGATCCTTCGCAACCACTTCGAAAGCGTTGTCGTGAAGCGCGCGACCAGTGCCAGCGAATTGACCACGATGCACAAGGGCACCCGCCATTCGAACCACATCGACGGCGCGATTGCGTCGGCGCTGTCTGTCTTCCGGGCGGCTGCGAACGATAACCAGCGCTCGATTTTCGACCTCGACCCCGATGATTTTGACCGGCTTCGCGATGAAGCCGAAGCCGCATAAGGACACCTGCTATGGATGAAGGCCAGCGCCTTTTAGTCACCTTCGAAGCCCGCCTGAACAAGTATGAGCGCGACCTTGAGCGCGCCAAGGGCAAGAGCCGCACCAATTTCAAGGCAATCCAGAAGGACGCCGAAACGGCCGGTTCTGGTATTGAGAGGGCCATGGGCGGCGCGATGAAGACGCTCGGCAGCTTCGGTAAGGGCTTGCTTGGTGGCATCGCGGGCGGTCTTGCCGTTGGTGGCTTGGAACAGATCATCGGGCGCGTCGGCGAGCTTGCGAAGGGCGTTGCCAACATCGGCAATGAAGCCAAGCGGGCCGGCCTCAGCACCAAGGCGTTTCAGGAACTCGGCTATGTCGCCGAACAGAACCGGATTCCGGTTGATGCCCTTGTTGACGGCATGAAGGAATTGAACCTTCGCGCCGACGAATTCATCGTGACAGGGAAGGGCAGCGCAGCCGAAGCATTCCAGCGCCTCGGCTATTCCGCGCAAGAGCTGAAGCGAAAGCTCGCCGATCCTTCGGCCCTGCTTGTCGAAATCATCGGCAGGCTTGAACACCTCGACCGGGCCGCACAAATCCGCATCGCCGACGAACTGTTCGGCGGCACGGGCGGCGAGCGGTTCGTTGAATTGTTGGATAAGGGCGCTGAAGGCATTCGGGCCACGATCAAGGAAGCCAATGACCTTGGTCTTGTCATGGATGAGAAGCTTATTGCGCGCGCCGACGAATTTAACCGCAAGTGGATGGCGATCGGCGGAACGATCGGCACCTACGTAAAGGAGGCCGTGCTTGGCATTGCCTTTGCCGCCGACGACTTCCTCGACCGTTTCAACGGCCTTGAGGAACAGACGACCCGCAACGTTCAGTCCGCGTTGACCGCGACCTATGACAAGCTGGCCGACGCGAAGGCCCTGCTTTCCGACCTTCAGCTTGATAAGGGCATCTATCCCGACGACCCGACCATTGACCTCAACATTGAACGCCAGAAGCAGCTGGTCGAAGAACTGTCCGGCGAGGCCCTGAAGCTTCGCGACATTCTCGACCGCCGCAACGGTTACGATGAAGGCTTCATCTACAAGACCGGCGAGGATGCGAAGGGCGCGAAGCCGCCCCTCGACAACCTGAACAGTGTGCTTTCCGGCACCGGAAGCGCCGCCGACAAGGCCGTTTCCGGCATCAACAGCTATACCGACGCCATCCGCGCCCTGAAGAATGAAGTGCCGGAACTCGCCGCGTCCCTCAAGGATTTGAACGCCAAGGCCAAGATTGAAGCGATCTATCAGCAGGCCCTTGCCCGTGCGCAAGGACAGCGGGAAATCGCCCTGGCTAACGAGATGCGCGGCACCGCGCTTTCGTCCCTCAACCTGAAGAGCGCGACCGACGACCCGGCGACCTACCTTTCTTCTGTGCTCGCTTCCGGCAAGTCCCGAAATCACATCGACGGCATGGCCGATGCCTTTGCGGCGAAGCTGGCTAAGATGCTGGCATCCATGCCCGACGACCTGAAGGGCAGCGTCACCATCACGTCGGGCTATCGTTCCATTGAACGCCAGCAGCAGCTTTGGCTTGAAGCCCTGAAGAAGTATGGTTCCCCGGAAGCCGCCCGGCAGTGGGTGGCACCGCCCGGCAATAGCCAGCACAACAAGGGCAACGCGGCCGACCTCGGCTATTCGTCCGATGCCGCCCGGCAGTGGATGCACCAGAACGCCGGCAACTTCGGCCTGTCCTTCCCGTTGTCGAACGAGAACTGGCATATTGAAGACGCCGACGCGCGCGCGAAGAATACCGCCGCTGAAATCGAGAAGCTGACGGCAGCCGCGAACCAGCAGTCGGAAGCGTATAACCGGATCATTGCCGGTTCCAAGGAATACGCCGCTTCGCAGGATGCGGAACGGCAGGCCCTCGCCATGTCCGGCCAGCAGGCCGCAGCGTTCCGGTATGAACAGCAGATGCTTGCCGAAGCGCAGCGTGCCGGGATCACGCTTACGGACCAGCAGCGGCAGGAAATCGGCCGCTATGCGCAGGGCATGGCGAATGCAGACGTGAACGTGCAGAACTATGTTGCTTCGCAGGAACAGGCCGCAGAGGTGACGCGGTTCTTCGGCGAGCAGGCGGTTGACGCCTTGAGCGGTCTTCTCACCGGCACTATGAGCGCAGAGGAGGCACTTCAGAACCTCATTCAAACTCTTATTCGCGCCGCGCTTCAGGCCGCTATTCTCGGCGAGGGACCGCTTGCCGGGCTGTTGGGTGGCAAGGGCAAGCCGAAGCCGGCCGCCGGGGGCGGTGGAAAGAAGGCAGGCGGCTCATTGCTCGGCGCGATCCTCGGCTTGAAGGAAGGTGGTCACGTCACCGGCCCCGGCACGGCAACGAGCGATAGCATTCCGGCACGTCTCTCGAATGGCGAGTTTGTCGTGAACGCGAAGGCAACCAAGCGTAACCGGGCCGTGCTTGAAGCCATCAACAGCGGCAAGGTGGCGAGCTTCGCGGCGGGCGGCTATGCGGGCAGTGCCCCGGCGCTTCGCAAGCCCGATCTTGTGGCCGCTAACAGCAATGCCGCGCCGGTCCAGCAGATCAGCATTTCCGCGCCGATCACCGTGAACGGTAGCGCGGGCACGCCGGCACAGAATTCCGACCTCGCTGCGAAGATGGCCCGGCAGATGGAACAGTCAATGCGGGGCATCATCGCCGACGAAATCCGCCGGCAGACGAGGCCGGGCGCGTTCATGAACACTAGGGCGCGCTAAACGACTCGTAGCGAGTCGCTGACGCGTTTCGCGCGTCCGCAGGTGCATCGACCTGTCCGCCAACCGGAACGCTTCCCTGTGACTCTCTACGGCGGAAAGGTGGAACGGTCCCGGTCCGACCGGAGATAAGTTCCGGGGCGGGGAGCGAAGCGACCGGCCGGAACACTCTCGGATCGGCAGGGGAGGTTCCCAGCCGGAGAGAAATTGAAGGGAACCGGAAGCGGTTCTGTCCTGCCGCAGGATTGAAGCTTCCCCGGCAGGACGTTTTCAGTGGACCGCGCCGCAAGGCGCGGGCAAGGCCGAAGGCCGCGCAGGGAGCCGCCGCAGGCGGCGAGTGTCGGATTTCGTGTCCGGGGACATTTTGGCGAATTCTCGTCCTTTATTTTTATCTACTACCTACTAGGTATGTAACTAATATACGGGCAAAAATGTCCCCGGACACGCTTCCGATTTATTGCCAAAATGTCCCCGGACGCTACGCCTTAAAATCGCCACTGTAATACTCCAATATTGGTGACATTAAAGATTGGAGTATCCATTGTCTAAGCCTGATTCCCTTCGCATTTCGCCGCGCCGCCTTGAACAGTTGAACGCCATCGCCAAGGCGCTCGATTTGTCCATCACTGAAGCCATCGCTCACATGATCCGCAAGGAAGTCGCGGCCGGCACGATCCCGGCAGGCATTCCCGGCTTTGTCGTCCGAAAGGTCGGCGACGACGTTTCGATCCAGATCGATGACGGCCCGGAGAAGACCTATAGCGTAGAGGCAGCCCGTGCGCTTGCCGGCACGATCCGAGCAACCGTTTCCGGCGAGCCGGGCGTGTTCAGCATCCAGCACGGATTTAGTTTCATTCGGATCGGCAGGGGTTACAAGCTGACCGCGCCGTTGCCCGGTCCTGAAGTCAGCATGACCGGCGACCTTGCGCTTGACCTTGCCGGCCTGATCGAAGACGCGCTTGAATAGAAAAAGCCCCAGCGGGAAGACGACCGCCGGGGCTTCGATACCACAACCAGATGACCAAGATTGTTCACTATGAATAACCGATATGAGAGAGATTGTCAGCATACCGAAGACGATGCGGACGCATTGTTGTCCGGGGACGCTATAGCCCTGCCGATCCGTTCGAATAGCGCAGTTCCGGCCGCAGTGGTCGAACAGGTATTTGCCGAGCTTGATGGGATTTCCGCCGCTTTCGCAGTAACGCCGGACACGGTCGATAATGTCAGCCATGCTCTGACGCCGGAACAACTGGAGGAACTCGACGCGGCACTTGCCAGCCTCGAATTGCCAACTGCCGAACCGTTCGATTTCGGCGGGAAGGCAGAAGAGCAGCCGCGCCGACATGCGCGCTTGCGGGAAGAGTTTCACGCCAAGCACCAAGCTGACATAGCCCGCAACAAGGTCCATGGTCATATTGCGCAGGGTTTGGACGCCATTGACGAGCATCGGAAGACGCCGAAGGGCAGGGCGGAATACAACGCCAATAGGAGGCGGAAGCGCCATGCGGAAGCAGCCGCCAAGGGGAAGGTAGTTCGGCCCCGCACCGAACACGCGACAGACGAGGAACGCCGGAACGCCCGTCGTGCGCAGAAGGCTGCATCGAAGGCGAACCGCAGCCCGGCCCAAATCGAGAAGGAGCGTGTTGCGGACAAGGAGCGCAAGGCCGCTTCTCGGCGGGCAAAGAAAGAGGCGGCGAAGAGCGCGATTGCAGCCAAGGGCATCTTCTGAAGTGTCGGGGAAAGCGCCGTTCAGGCCCGCGTTGCTGTGAAGTAAGTAAGTGCTTACTTATTGTTTTTGTTGAGTTATTTTCCATTTTTCCTCTTGTGTTCGCGATTCGCTTGAATCATGTTGTCTCCGCAAATCACCCTCAGGAGACACCATGACTGAACCGCAGGTTTACTTTCATTCCGACGACCACGCGCACACCATCGACCGCCTTGAGGCCATCGCCCGGACGTTCGATCCGGCAGCACCCGACGATCTCCGCAGCCGGATTATCGAAGTTCTCGGCGACCTCGGCGTCTGGCCGATGGGCTGCTTCACCGGAAAGGACGAGGGCAGGGTGATCGTCGCGGTGTGACTCTTGTAACATTTCGTGATCGTAAATCGGCGCATCGCCAACCTGCACACCGCTATAAGCTGGCCGGTTACACCAATGGAAGGAACCCAGATCATGACCGACACGAACAAGAGGGCCGCATAATGACGATCATTGTATCCACCCCGCAGAAGGCCGCCGCACGGAATCAGTGCATCGCAGATGTTGCCGAAATGATCGAAGCAGCCGCTCGGTCGCACGAGGCGGTTAGCCATCTTCGCCTTGCTAAGGAGATTGTCCGCTCTGTCACGGACAGTGTGGCGTCAGCTCGGCGGGAAGCAGACATACGCGCCGAGCCTCAAGTGGTCGAGCAGATTGAAGACTTCGGAAAGAACCCGGAGGAGTATGACCCGGCTGCCCATAGCGGCAATATTCTCGCCATCCTGCGGCAGGCGTTTGACGAGGAATGGGCTGGCGCTCCCATCGCGCCGCCCGCCGCTTAATCGGCGTCGCCTGTTGGGACGCGGCGCACGACTGGCGGGGCGACAACCCCGCCAGTTATTCACAAGCCCGGCGATGCCGCCGGTGGGTGACAATAATGCAGGGGAGACGTGGCCGCTCGCTTTATGCTAGAGACAGGGTGGGCTCATTCAACTGAATGCCGGGGTTCTATGGCGACGCACGATTTGCATAAATTCATGAAGGAAGCTTCGGATGAGATCGCGTCCGAGTATGAGCGAATCTATGCTAATGCGGCCAGTGACCCGGGGAGTGCAGGGGATGAAGGTGAGCGCAACTGGGCGCATCTATTGAAGAAATGGTTGCCGCCAGAATACCACGTGGCGACCAAAGGGCGCCTGATGGGCAGACGCGGCGAACTCTCGCCTCAGGTCGATGTCGTAGTTTTGAAGCCGGGTTATCCGCCGGGCTTGCGAGACAAAGCGGTGTGGCTCGCCGGTGGTGTCGCTGCCGTGTTTGAATGTAAAAACACACTCACCTCTGCAAACGTCAAAGAATCAGTGCAGCGGGCGGTCAAGTTTAAGGAATTGTTCACGCCTGAACTCGGATCCCCAAGAAGGGAACTCAAATCACCTCTTTTTTACGGCCTTTTAGCGCACTCGCATAGTTGGAAATCGCCCGGTTCCAAAGCAGGCGAGAATGTGTCAATTGCTCTTCAAGAGGAAAGTTGCAAGATTAGTCATCCGCGGCATTTGATCGATTACCTGTGTGTAGCAGATTTGGGTATCTGGAAGTATGGCTATATGGCTGCATACAAGAGCGGTTGGCAATTTGACAATTATGATGGCGATTTCGACTTCGTTATGACGTCTTTTGTTGAAAGCACGATCACCCCACACGCGGAGAAAGGGGTAGACTTTCATCCGATTGGGTCTTTAATATATGCAGTCGTGAGAGATCTTGCTTGGAAGAATGTATCCCTCAGAGATATTGCGGACTACTACAAGGGCGTCAGTCTTGGTGGAATGGGGCATGGGACTATGAGGCCTTGGCCGCTTGCTTCTGTCTATTCACCCACTGTGGTTGAAGAGATCCGGCGCGGGCGTCCGATCAATGGAGAACCTTGGAACGAATGGTCGATGGGTGGGGGAACGGTCTAGGCAATAATAGGTAATGCTGTCGCGATCTTTCGCAGTTCCCTAATGCCACGGTCACGTTTATATGAGCTGGAACAGAAGAACCAAAAAGCCGCGCGGCACAGTGTTACAAAAAGCGGAAATTGTCGTTGAAAATCAATGACGGATTCGATTTCGAATCTCTCCACTCCGACCATTTTTCTGAAAGCGGCTCTTCCTCGTCTTTCATCCTTCCCCGAGCGCCAACCTGCGTCTCCTTGGCTCCTTCGCACAAGACGGTTGCGTTTTCTTGTACGCATCCGGTCCGCGCAATCCGGCATTCGGTCGCTTCAACAGGGGGGATGAGCGATGAGGCCGCGTGCAATTCTGCTGGCCGTCACCCCGCACCTCCGGTTCCGGGCCGGGAAGATCGGGTTGTGATAACCGGTCCTTTGCCTTTGTCGGCTTTCCCCGACGTTCCGCTTGAAAATCGGTGAAATCGTCGTTACGACGAATAGGCGCCCGCGGCTTGCGTTGCAGGGCGTCCACAGCCGGTCTGATCCGACCGGACTTGCGAGATTTGCCTGCGGCGTCGACCTGCGGCGAGTGTCATGAACATGACGGGGCAGGGTGCTCCTGACCGTCCCTTTGGAGTGGAATGCGACATGTCTGCGAAGATCTACCGCCCGGCAAAGACCGCGATGCAGTCCGGCAAGGCGAAGACCCATGTGTGGATTCTCGAGTTCGACCAGGCCATTCCGAAGAAGATCGATCCGATGATGGGCTACACCACCTCGGCCGACACGCGCCAGCAGGTCAAGCTCACCTTCGAAACCCAGGAACAGGCCGAGGCCTATGCCCAGCGCGAAGGCATCGACTANCGNGTCATTCCGCCGAAGGAAGCCAAGCGCCAGGTNGTCTCCTANACCGACAANTTCAAGTTCAACCGTCTGCAGCCCTGGACGCACTGATTTTCTTATCGCGGCGGCTCGTCTNAAGGCCGGCGTGACGACGCGCCGATCGGCCGCGGCCGGCATGGCCCCTTAGCTCAGCTGGATAGAGCACCTGCCTTCTAAGCAGGTTGTCGTTGGTTCGAGTCCAACAGGGGTCGCCACTCTTTATTCCAATAGATTCAGTCCTTTGACGATCCGGCTGGCTGAGACCGGTGCGTGATCCGGTCCGCCTAGACTGTGCCTAGACCCACCTTGGCGGCTCATGCACTCGGATCACGATAGGCTGGCCTTGGGCGGGGGGAATCGGCTATCGCTGGCCCGGGCATGATTCGCGGCATCCCTCCGGTTGCCCGCGCCTGCTGTTCCGAAGTCTCTTCCGGCCGGCCGTCTGAGGCCGTCGAATCGAGGTTGTTGATGGCCAATACCGGCAATTCGCGGCGCAAGCCGCGCAAGCGCAGCCCATCCCGGCGCAAGGCCTCGACCGGCGGCGGTCTGTGGCCCTGGCTGGTCGCGCTCGTGCTCGTCGCCGGCGCCATTGCCGCCTATGACAACCGCGCCCGTTTGCCGGGCCTCGTCGCCGCCTACCTGTCGAAGCCTGCGGAACGGCAAGGCCAGTCTTCCGCGAATGGATCCTCGTCTTCGCCATCCGCGCGCCAGAAGTCCGAGACGGCGGCCGCGCGGCCGGCCAAGCCATCGGAAAAGCCGTCGACCGGTCCGATCCCGCCGGCGCCGGTCGGGGCCGCCTCCAAGGTCGCCGCGAACCCGGCCGCCGTCCCCGTGCCGNAGGGGCGNCCGGGCGACGCCTCGCCCGATGGCAAGGGNTTCAGCGGCAAGTTCTATTTCTGCGGCACNTCCGGCCTCGACAATTGCGTGGCCTCCGGCGACAGNTTNTGGTTCCGCAAGGGGCGGNTGGTGCTGGCGGACGTGGTGGCGCCGGCGACCGANAACGCCAANTGCCAGCAGGAGCGCGANAAGGGNTTTGCCGCCAAGGTGCGGNTGCGCGACCTNCTCAATGCCGGGCCGTTCGAACTCTCGGAGCTNAAGGGGCAGAACGTTTCGCAGACCGGCCGGACCCTGCGCGTCGTGACCCGCAACGGCCGCTCGCTGGGGGCTATCCTCGTCTCCGAGGGCCTGGCGCTGCCGCGCTTCGGGCGCCAGCAGTCTTTTTGNCCGTNAACGCAGCCGCGGCTGCCAGCCGGCCGCAGTCGGGTGGCTGACCGGGCAGCGACGGTTCGGCCCGAACCTCACTTGCCGATAACACCGCAGCAT